CAGAACCCTTCACCATACGACCGCCAGAATCACCACCTGGAGCACCATACATACCACCTGATATTCCTGCACGACCACCACTATACCCATTACCATCAGCACCCGCACCACCAACTCCATCACCACCACCACTATACCCATTACCATCAGCACCCGCACCACCATATCCATAACCCAACAACTCCAAAACACCAGCACCCGCCTCACCATACGGGTTTCCACTCGAAAGTAGGGCGTCCTTCAAAGGTGTTCCCACCACATCGAGAACTGGTTTTATGTAATCTTCCCAAACACCCTTCACAGTATCGTACGCCTCGCTGATCGCCTCCGTAAAATCGTCCCAGTTGTTATACCACTCACCTCCATAAAAACCAGCACCTTCGGGTGCGTTTCCAAACAGATCCTCCATAAATGCCATCTCATCTTCCGAAAGATCGGTCGGCATATCTTCGGGCATCTTCGTCATTCTTCCTATCTTTTTACTCTCCATCATACGGTTACGACCCCCCTTATAATCCTCAAGAGACGCATACCACGCACAACCCACCTGCGGTCTTCCAGAACCGTCCATATTCCCAACCTGAACCACCTTATTCGCAGGAAACTTTATTCCAGCACCAGACCTCGCGTGGTCTATCGCACCCGCCCAAGGCACCTCACGATACGGCATCGTGGTTCCAACCATCGCCGCCGCATTACCACCGATACCTCGACCACTAAAAACAGTATCGCGACCCTGTGCCGCGTCCGCCGCCATACCAATCGGCGTGTATCGAAATGCCTGACCTATATCATCGAAAAAATTCCCGCCAAAAGAACTCGCAGCACCTTCCATGCGATACTCTTTTTCCGCCTGTGAAAGTGCCCGAGGGTGATTCGCGGCACCCCTCATAACATCGTTGTATTGAGTATTAAGTCCGCTGTCGGATCCATACCCCTTACCTACAAAGTTTGCGGCGGAGTGTCTCGCCGCCCTATTCATTATCGCATCGTTGATTGACGCGATCCTACGATTATATGCCGTATCCATATTCCGAGAGATTGTTTATGTAATACTCTATAAATTTGTTTTTATGCTTAATTTATTTGCTTAAGCATAAAATCATGTAAAAACCTCGGATAATCAGTATTAATTAACACCGACTGGCGAGTTTCATACGACCACCGACGCCGTCCGCACCTTTACCGAGTGCGGATTTTGCTGCGGAAACTGCGTCCATAATCGCCTCCTGTGCTTTCGGGGCAACATCAGCAACACTCGTGACGGCGGAACTCTCCACACCACCAACCAGGCGGAGGTGACGCTCGCTGACTGGTTTCATTTCTGACGCGGCAAGAACATCGCTCTTCGTGAGGATACCCGTGTAAGTCGAACTAACACCCTGGGACGTAATAAACAAACCAGAATTAACGCACATCAAAACAATCTCCACCTGTGATGTCGAGGTACTGTAATTCTCTAATTGTAAATTGAACTGGAGGTTGAAGGATCCCAAACTGCCAGCGGCATAGAACTCCTCTACAATAGGGATATCCTGTCCAAAACGCAAAGCAAGAAGAGACCCTGAAGTCGCCAATTGTTGAATCTGTGTATTGTAAGAAGCACCAGGCACAACAGCAGGGGCGACATACTTGTTCGCCTGACCCTTAAACTCCAACCAAGTCTGGTTCGTAGTTTTAGCGGACATGCGGAATAAAGTCTCCTGTGTGGCGTTTGCCAACAGACCAGACTGGTTATTCCAGTTAATAGAAATACCAGTAATGGGAAAGAAACAATCAGCATCTCGGTTCGTCTGCGAAGTCATCGGTTTTCTCGCACAAATCACCAACATATCGGGGACTTGATTTAACTGTATGTTATTGCTCGAAAAAGTGCCTGATCCTGGGACAAACATATTCGCTGCGGACAAAGCACCAGCGGCGATATTTCCTTGCGTGGTAGTCAAATAACGCGGGAAATCAACATAATCCACAACGTTCTTTGAGGGCAAAATCTGCGAGGGGTGAGGGGTAAGCATCTGGAAATGTAACTCCGATCCTGTAACCGCGGCGATAGTAACGGCGTAGTTAGCAATCTGGGCGGGAGTAGCACCACAACGCCACAAACGGGTCGCGGCGGCGGAGATATTAAAAATGAAGTTCAAGTTGCTCACACCATAAATACCCATCTGGTTTGCCGAGAGATTCGCAAAATGAAAAGGAGAAAGAAACAGGGGTTCATAAGAAGTAAAAACAAGGGTACAGGTGCGGACTGAAGCACCATCACCGATCGTCTGTTGATTCCTGTAACCAACACCACCAGCAGGGTTAGGGGTAGTCTGAAGCAGGTAATCGATATTATAAGAACCACGAGACACAAGAGAATTATCGGCGGTCTGTGCCCAAGAACCGTTGCTATCGTTATTCGCTCCAAGTTGATCGGGATAATTGCGATAAGTATCAGGAGCAAGAGGGCAAATACCATTCCAACGAGAAAGGGCACGGTCGTCACCATACATACGAAGCAACTGTGGCAACACATCGCGGATATTAACCGAAACGCTGTTGTTATTCACCTGTACCTGAAGGGTAGTGGCGGACATATGAAGGGGGAGGGGTGCCAACGCATCACGATTGCCAAGATCAATCAAGTAGGTTCCTGCGGCGGGAGTTCCAGTAATGGTAAGTTCATACGTGGATTTCCAAACGACATTACGGTCAAGGATCGTAACCTCGGAGGGGGTCTGGATAGAATAGGTTTGAGAAGAGGCACTTTGAGAAGTAGCGGGGTAGATCTGGGTAGTAACATTCTGACCCGACTTCACAACACCAAAGGGCAACGAGTCGGTGACACGCATGCGTGCGTCTTCGACCAATACCTTCCTGAAATCTGCTGATGACATTATTCGAGTTTTATGAATATAGTTACAATTTTGTTTTTATATATAATTTCGGTTCAAAATCTATTCTCCGAGAGATTTTTCTGCTTTCTTCTTTTCACGATATACTTTCATCGCATCAAGTTTCTTCTGCTTTTCTTCGGGGGTCTGTGCGTCTCGCTTCGCTTTCTCTCTGGCGAGGATTGCCAGTCTATTCGCATGGTAATACTCGGTTTGCCTTTCCAAATAAGACGCTGTGTTGTTTGCGTAATATACCTGATGCCTTGATTTTTTCTCTTCGGCGTGGTTCTCTCTCCATTTCGCATCATATTCCGCCTTCTTCTCTGGGTGTGCCGCCATAAACTTCACATAACTCTCCTTCTTCTGCTGTTTCACTTCATCAAGGGTGCGATGCCCCCTATTTTTATTCAAGCAATTCGCATCTCCAAGCACTTCTCTTATAAGTCTATCCTCGCATTCTGCTATAGTTTCATTCTCGGCGGGTCGTCCAATCTCTCGAATGGTCGCAGTTGAAATATCCTCATCTGGATACCAAGTCGCCAAACCACACCCCTTCACGCACCGATGCTCCCTCATTCTCTTTTTGAGGTCGTGATGACTGATTTTTCCAATATAAAACTTTCCATTCAAGAAATCCACACGATAAACCGACATAATGTATGACGCTGTGATATACATTATATACTCATCTCTTTAAATCAATTTTATTGAAAAAAGCGTTTAATCTATAGTTGCGTTGTAGAAGTCTTTTCTGCGGAACAAGATTTTAATGCTCGCCGCACAACCCGCCGCCAAGTTGAATCGATGAAGACCACTAAACTTATCCTTCCAAAACACCGAAACCTCCACCGCATTTACGGGGGTAGTGCCACGCAAATCCAACATACGATACTCCGCCGTCGGTGTATATGTAATCCTCGTCTGCGAACTCGTGCCTGTAGCACCCTGTAACTCAAAGTCCGTTAGAACTGGTGCCGTGACGTTGTTATTGCCTGACGAACGCAAATTGCTCGAATTCACACCATCATAGAAATTGAAGATCGCTGGTTTCGATAGTAGAGTGTTTTGAACTGGAAGTAGTGATGTAGAAAACACAAGTGCGGATATCGGCGAAAATAAAATAGTCGTTGAATGCTCCTGCGGGACTATAATCTGCGGGATTGCCGCCACCGCCGATGCCACCTGAATTAGGGGATATGATGCTCTGCTTCCACCACTCGTATTTTGAAACTGGTTGTTATATACAACAATCATATCCTCTGTACCAGTCGTTAAATTAAACTGGGTATTGCCTTGAAACACCGTAGGAAACGAGTTCAACAAATTCGATAGGGGGGTATTCATGTATAATTTTATTACGCGACCTGTAAAACCAGGAGTTTCCTTTAAGTTCTGATCATATGTATCGTAGGCGTAAGGGGGTGCGGTGCCTGCTAATGCTGGCGGGCAAAGGGGAAAACTCAAAGTAAATATCTCGCCACCTGGATCATAAAACATCTGCGGACAATAATTCTGTGCGATATTCGCGGGAGCACCTTGCCCTAACGTAGGTTGCCCAATACCAGCAAGATAGACGTTGAAAGCATCAAACGCCGCCTTCAACGCATTATTCGCATATTGAAGGACAAGGGAAAATTCATTCACGTAATAATACTCGCTGGTTAGGTCTTGAAAAACAAGTGGTCCAGAAGGGGGGGGTGCCGTTAGGTCATCTGGTACATAAATCCAGTTCTGTTGTGCTGGAAGATAATACGTCTGACCACCTGGAACTGAATAGTCCGTCACACTCATACCCCATGCGTAAATCAGTTTATTCGGGTTTGCTTGACCCAGTAATACCTGCGGAATAAAAATCGGCAGGGTAGGGGTCTCGATACTGAAACGTACAACTGAAAGTAGGTAATCCTCGGGGTATTTAATAATAGGGTTCTGTCTGATCTCGTTGAATGTCAGGGGGGGTGCCGTAGTGCCCGTAAGGGTAGGATTGTAATCACTCACAACATTAATGTCGTAATACAAATTATACGGATCCGCCGACGTAAGGTTTCCACGCGTTGTCATTTACTCGTTTATATTCGTAATTGTTCTTTTGTTTTTATTATTAATTTCATATACGATTGTCTTAATTTCATTTACGAGTGTCTTTGAAGGACGGTTGCGAGAAACTTCGGGTTGCGACGCAACTCCTCCCTGACGCCCTTCATATACACATCACTCTTTCCTGTAAAGTCAGCGACCACTTGAAAATCCCTACCTCCGTATTCAAAATACTCGGTGTCGTCATCACGCAACCACCCCATCGACCCAAACACAATCTCACCTCCGTTGCGGTGCTGTTCCATAACAGCGTTGAAGAAGCACATTCCAAAATGAGAGCGGTTTTCGAAAACACGCTGAAACTCGGTTGCGTAATTCTCGCCATACACCTTCTTCGAGTGCTTGATGTGAGACGCAATCATCACTTTTTGCGTCATAGCAGGGGCGGGAAGGTGGCAGGAAACATCTTGAAGTCCGTTTTGTCTTTGTATCTGTCTGTGTTCGCGAAACTTCGGGTCAATCACGCGTCCATCTCGCACCACCCAAAAATGACCCGCCATAGTCGATGGCATCGCCCCAGTAATCTCCATAAGGTCTTTGGCGTCTCTGTAGTTGTCGGTTGAAAAAGGCATCGTTGTTTGTTGTCTGTGTATCGGGCACATATGAGTAAAATGAATTCAATTTTTTTTGGACGCACCGCCACCACCGCCCCCCACCACTACCCCCCACCACCGACCGCTTTGGGTGAGGGGGGTCACCCAGAGGGGGTCACCCAGAAGGGGGTCACCCAGAGGGGTCAGGGTCATTCAAGGGTGGTCAAATAGATAGTCCGCTCTGGGTGCGGGTGCTCTGGGTGA